AGGTTTAAAGAGGGGTGTTTCCTCTACCTTACGAGAGGTGGGCTCCAGCATCTCCCACGCCGGGTCCTTAAGGGGGACCAAGCCATACCGGGTAGGGGCGACCAAAAGTTAAGCCACTTCATGTTCAAACTTGTAATATCTCTCATCACTGAAGGTCTCAACGGCATCGCTGAGAACAAGTTTGTCCCGAAGTTCGTCCATGTCATAGAGTCCTATGTCGTACTTAGCCATGATAACATCGAGGAATTCGTCATCAGAAAGCACCAGGGGTTCATCAACAATTTTACGACACACGTCGTCTAAACTAGAGACGCCTTGCCTGGCGAACCAGGTTAAGTCGTGAAGATTCACATTGTCGAAAGAAACGCCGGTGCTCCTGGCACGGGTTAAAAATGCATCACGCATGTAGGCGACGTGGCGGAACTCGTAGGCGTAAGAGAGAGCTTTCCCGCACATGTACTCCGCATCGGTAACTTCTTGATTTCTATTGGCCCTAGCATTGAACCTGCAAAGAGCCTTACCGATGAGGGGAACCATGCACACTTCCTGCTCCACGGGGACAAAAAACCGAGAAAGGAAAGAAAGGTCACAGTAGAAGTTGCGCTCAGCACAAGTCAACTTCATACCGGCTGAAGAGCAATGTTCTTTCCAAGCAACGAGGTCGATTTTTTGCCAAACGCCTGCCGCCAAATCGTCGCCAAGCACAGCTGCTCGCGTGTTTTTATATTTCATTTTCCGCACGAACGACCACCAAAGGGAAAGGTTCCATATAGTGTTGCGACCCGTGGTGTCAGTACCACCGGTGGCCAACTGATTGTAAATCGTGGCGCTGACACCGTAATCATATGAAACCACCCTAAAGGAGCGGCTGTTCGCTATATAAAAGCGACGGAACCACAAAGGAGCTCCAGAACACTTCAACCAGTGTGCAAAAATCTCATGAACATCCTTCAGCTGGCTCTTGTCATTTGCGGAATAGTCGCCTTCGACGTACCTGTCACACCCAGCGAGGGCGGAGGCAACCTCCACATCCTGTTTGGTGTAGGCGAAAATGACTTTCTCAACGCTGAAGTCTGAGAACTCGTCTAACGCGCATGATAGCCGCTTATTGAATTCATCCATAAGCGGACCTGTGAGGACGTTGTATTCGTCAGAACCCACATAAATGACGCGCGGAGCCCATGATGAGTCGTTCCGTTTTAAGAGCACTTCTCCCTTGACCATGAGTGACTTGGTGTTGAGGGAGCGGAAGTCTACATCGTGAAGATTGTTAATTGCTGTTGCCATCCGGGCTTGTTTTTCTGGAGGAAACTTCCCGACCCAGCGGTCGTAGATGTCCTGTGTCCAGTCGAATGGTGCAATCTTCGGGAAGACGAGGGACGCCAGTAACTTGGCGTCCTTCACAATACTGGGGCAAACTCTCTCGTCACTATGGAAGTTGCAACGCTTATTGAAAGCGGCCAACATTGACTCAAAGTCATTGCCAGTGACGACCGGTACTTGTTGAGACAATACCGGACCCAATTGATCAAGTGGGGCCAAGACAGGAGCATCGATGCGGGGAGCCTCATCGAGCCTGAAATTGGCAACCACAGGAACAAACTCTCG